TACCAGAACCTAAAGTAAATATTGATTATGGCTATAATTCAGATGAATTTTAATTATGCTAGTGAACTTAGTTAACTACGCCGTGAGTTACGCAGAAAAAGGCTTTTCAGTAATTCCAATTGATCAAAATAAGAAACCGTTGATTAGATTTGCAAATAAACCACCACTTACGCCAGATGAAATTAGAAAAATTTGGCAAAAATATCCATTAGCCAACATTGCTTTGAAAACAGATAAGTTCTTTGTAATTGATGTTGACCGTCACAGTGGTGAAGTTGATGGTATGAAATCAATTAAAGATTTAAACCACAATGAATGGTTTAAAGATACTTTATGTGAACGCACAGCACATGACGGATTTCATTTCTTCTTTGCCTAGTGTTGATTTAAAGGCTCACGAAAATAATTATGTTGTTGTAGCACCTAGTAGTTTAGGTGAGAAAAAATATCAATGGCTTAACTCAAAACCAATTAGACCGGCACCAGCCGGTTTACTGGAATTAATCAAAAGCAAGCAAAAAGAGATGCCACCAACTAAGGTGGCAGAGATCATGTTAGGTATGCGCAAACGAACTAAAACCACTGGTTTGTTTGAAACTATTGTCAAAGGCTTTGGTGATAAGGGTAAACGCAATGATAATTTAGCTAGTTTTATGGGCGGTTTACTTATGCGAAATGTAGATCCATACTTAGCAGCTAAATTAGCAGTAATTGCAAATGACAATACTAGTGATCCATTGCCATTAACCGAAGTTGAATGCACCGTTAATTCAATGATTGAAAAGGAAAACAGAAAGAGGGAGGGGGTGCAAAGTGAGTGATAAAAAAAAAGTAATCAACATCAACAAAAAAGAAGCCGATAAATTAGTAGAAAAAGAAAATGCACCGTCACCATTTGAAAGAAATAATAGTGGAGTCTTAAAGGCTACGTCTATTAAAAACTTAGTTTTGATTCTTAATGGAGATAGAAACTTACAAAATTTATTCAAATTTAATGAGTTTACTCAAGAAGTTGATGTAGTTAGGGATGCTAAATTAAAAACTAATCTCGGCATGCTCGATATTGAAAAAGGTCAATTCACTGATCAAGTTACTAATTCAATTGAACTCTATATTGAGGCTTCGCCTAATTATGATGGGACAGCATTTAAAAATAATTTGATTGATCAAGCTGTTATGAATGTGGCTCACATGAATTCATATAATCCGGTCATTGATTATATGAATCATGCTTATGCTCATTGGGACCAGAAACGCCGCTTAGATAAACTTTTTCCTGAATTTTTGGGCGCTGCAGATGATGAAACCAACAGATTAATTACAAGATTATGGTTCTTAGGTGCTGTAGCGAAAATTTACAATCCTGAAACAAAATTTGATTTTGTTCTTGATATCGTAGGTGGTCAAGGTGTCGGTAAAACATCACTATTACAAAATATTGCACCGCTTGGGTTATATACAGACCAATTTAATTCATTTACTAACAAAGATGATTTTGAAGTAATGAAAAACGCTGTAATTGTAAATGATGATGAAATGACTGCTTCAAATGCGGCTAAGTTTGAAGAAGTAAAAAAGTTTATCACAATGCAGGTATTTGAATATCGTAAGTCTTACGCTCGTAAAGCTGAAAGGTTTCAAAAAAAATTTGTAATGGCTAGAACTACTAATGAAATTCGACACTTAAAAGATCGTTCTGGTGATCGTCGATTTATTTCAATTTATTGTGACAAAAGACGGCAGAAAAAGAATCCTGTTACTGATTTAACACCAGAATTCGTTGAACAGCTATGGGGTGAAGCAGTATGGCTTTTCAAGATTTCAAAAGATCCGTTCTTGCTTACACCTAAACAGGACGAACTTCTTAAAGAAAATCGTGAACAGTTCCGTTATACAAGTGGTCTTGAAGATCAATTAACAGATGTTCTTGAAAACAAGTTTAAAGATCAAGATTTCATTTCCAACAACGATCTATCTTTTGCAATGTTTGCAGATGAAGATGCACTTAACAAAAATAACAAGGATACCAGAGATATTAGATATTTTATGGAACATCTAGGTTATCGCGTTGGTGCAAGAAAGATTGTAAATGGTGTAAGAAAACGCGGATTTGCTAAAAATGGTTAGTATACTGACCAAAAGTGGACAGTAACTGTCCATAGCTTAAAGTATTGGTGTTATTAGGGTTAGGGTGGGTAATGGTTAATTGGACAGTAAATATTATATAAACTTTTTATTTTATAAAAAGGAGATATACGCGACACTTTATAAAAGTTTGAACTATTTTAACTGTCCACTGGGTTTTGAGACTTTAAAACCCTTGGGAGAGTAGGGCTGAGAAGGTGGACAGTTACTGTCCAATTAGTGGCCATTTAAGAGGTGAAAACAATGAACAGAATTAAAGAATTAAGAAAGAAAAACCATTTAACTCTTAAAGATATGGGGAGTAAATTAAACATGCTCGATAGCACGTTAAGCCAGTATGAAAATGAAAAGAGAACACCCAACGAAGCAACGTGGCAAGTTCTAGCAGATTTCTTTAATGTATCAGTACCATATTTACAAGCTATTGATAAAGAAATCTCTGATTTAAAATTTCCAACTAAGCAAGAAGCAATTGATTTTATTCATAAAATCATGAAAGCACAAAACATTAAACTGGAGGATATTCAATAATGAATAAATATAAATTTTATTTGTGTGGAATGACACCTGAAAAGTGGAACGCAATGTCTGATAAAGATAAAGAAGATTTTCAAGAATCATTAAATGATTTAGCGGATGCAACTTTTAAGGTTCTTGATAGACGAGAAAAACTAAAAAAGATCAGTTCTGAAGATTTGCTTCAAGAACTAATCTACAGAAAAGTTTTAGATCCGATTAATGTCGGTCCTTATAAAGAGTTTGAGTTAAAACGCAAATATAAAAATAGGGATAAGCCTATTAATTTTGATGGAGTGTTGTTATTACATAATGGAACGCAGAATTAGAAAGAAAAAATTATGAAAGTAATTTGTTTCTTAATTGTACTGATTTCAGCACTAATATTTTTGAAAATTAACGCAAATAAAAAGTTATTACCACAATGTTTTTATACAACTTGGGTAATAACAATTCTAATTATTTTAGCCTATTTTTATTGGCTTGTTCTAACCAAATAGGTGCCTTGCGAGTAATTTTATCTGCTAATTCTCTTATTGGCTCAACATCATTATGAGAAAAGCTAACGTTACTATCATTAACAATTTTGATGGCATCAATAACTATCTTTTGATCAGATGGATTCAATAATACTAAAAGTTTAGCACCTGCTTTAGCGGTACTTTTCTTATCTTCATCATTTAAAGAAATAGCAGCCGCATTTATTGAGTAAATAAAATTACTAATAATATCAATTTGTTTTTCATATTGTTGAGTTAATTCAGATTCTTGCATTTGTTTAGATTTAAATTCTAAATCTTGCTTTTGCTTTCTTAATGCAAAATTATTATTTAACCAAGCTGTTAGAACAGGCGAAGCTAATGCACAAATGGCAATAATAGCTGAAATTAATGCAGTAATAGTTGAAATATTCATTTAGAATCACCTCCTAATTTACAAGATGATTCTAGTTTAACAAACAGAAAGGATAATTAAATGGACAATAGTTTTAAAACATATACCGATAAACTAGCAGCTACTTTAGAGCAGAAAAATCAAGCTTATGGTGATTCTTTCACTAAATCAGTTGATGAAGATGGCACAGTTAAACCAAATGCAAACATTGATTTTGTTTTTGTCAAAGCGATGTTCACACGCAAATTCAGATATGCAGGCATTAAGGTACCTGCTTGGTTATATCAGAAAGCAAACGGATATTAAATCTAAGGAGAAAACTAATGCACGGAAAAATTATTAAGTTCAAAGGCGATATTTCAGATTTTAAAGTAAAAGATGGTGTAGTTAAGATTCAACTAGCTGCAGATACTCAAGATGTGGTATTGGATCAATTGAACGAAATTTCAAAAGGTCCATTGATGATTAATTTAGAAGCTAGCCAGACTGAATTACTACCAGAAGAGGCTAAGAAATGATGATAATAGTTAGTTGGTGGTTCATTGTCTTGATCGTGAATTGTCTATTTTATGACTTAATCAAGAGTGCAAATGAAGATTTAACGCAAACATGGTTAGGCGTTGGCTTAACCGCAATCGATATAATTTTGATTATTTTAATGTTCAGAGGTATTTAACATGAAATTATTACGTTATGAAGATCCAAAAACATATATTCACACTTACGGTATGGAAGACAATCCATTTTTTAAAGACAAGAATTTACGTTATGTTTTTGTAATGAAAGAAAATGCGACTTTGCAGGATCTTAAAGACAAAGAACATGACATTAAACACCTAAATCTTACTTATGATTGCGTGGTGTTGTAAATGGCTAGTGAAGAACATGAGACGCAAAAACAGATTATGGTGGCTTTGTCGGCACATAAGTGTTTTGTACAGAGAATTAACGTAGGTAAAGTTCAAACTAAAGATGGCCGCTGGTTTGATGCTGGTGCATCATTAGGGCACCCTGACTTATATGGTTTCAGATGGGTTGATAACCAAATCTTTTACATTGAAGTCAAATCTAAAACTGGTAAGCCACGCCCTGACCAGATTCGCTTTCATGAATTTCTTCAGTCTCATAACGTAATTCATGGAATCGCTCGTAGTGTTCAAGATGCCTTAATGATTGTCGACGGCGGATTGGTAGGCTTTAATTATGACTAAATATCAAGAAATATTAATGCTGGTAAATAGTATCGAATCTAAGTACGGCTCTATTGTAAATTGCCCTGAAGATGATCCGGACTATTTAAGAATTCGTGAAATTTATCCTTCAACAGGTCATGGTAGCAGTATTGATGATTTTGAAGATCGAATCTATAAGCTTGCACATGAAGGTTATTCTGCTAGCGAAATTGTAAGTTTAGTTAATGGTAATGATGGTGATATTTATAGCTTTATCAAGCAACGTAGAGTTAGATTAAAGACGGTTTTTAAATATCAAATTACTACACCAACTGATGAAAAGTATTACATAACTAATTTAGTTCAGTTTGTTAAAGCCTACTTTAAATATCCACCTAGTCAAAGTAATAAATCTAAGTGGTTAAAAGCTCGCGGCTATAAGATCTCTCAAAATAAATATCACTGGAAATTTATTCGTAATGGTTCGTACTACTTACCACCTTACTTAGATAAACCAGCTGTTAAAAACGGCATAAATTCATACATTTACGAGGAGGATTGCTAATGGAATTACTAGTAGATGCATTTACTTATGATCGATTCGTTGAATACTGTAAAGATAAAGGTGTTCCGGTATCTATTGCCGCTACTGAAGCACTAAGAAAATTTATGGAGTGATTATGTGGAGTTAGTACCTAAAGTTGATGCTATTCAAACCTATAAAAACGTGAGTAATTTCTTTAAAGATGATTTAGAAAAAATAGTCCTTATGAGTGGTAGTAGGATGGTTGATCTATCATCACCTAGTTTTAAAGAAAACTATGGTTCAAGTGAAGCTAATGGTATTGAAACGAAGTTGATCAATGGATTAGATGCGCAGAACGTTGTTAAATCCGTTCACGATGCTTTATATCATGGTGTAGATCCAGTTTCACAAAAAATCTTGATTGGGTTATATATCAATCATCAAAGATGGGTTGATATTCAACCACTTGTTTACAGAGAACACACTTCATTTGCTACTTACAGGAAAAGAGCACTACTTACCTTTGCTTATTCTTTTGAAGGTTGGCAGATTAAAAATCATTGTGACAAAGTCATAAAATTACTTGCGTACACTTGACGGAATTTTAACGAACGTACAGTGTACGGATTAAGTACGTACTCTGTGCGGAGTGAAATCACGTTAATATAGTATTGTCGAAAAATTAAGAAATACTTCTTAAGACAAAACAACAAGGCTGATCTCGTGTGGTTACCGTTCTTGTTAATTGACATTTGATCTGCAGTACACGCAGGCGGGTTGAAGTCCCGCATCAGCCGTAGTGACGTTAGCAAGCGTCGGTAAATAAATTGCACCTTCGTTTAAATTTATAGGAGCACATGAAAACCTAAACGGTAAAATGACACGTCCGACTTAAAGTTACGGTGGTGCTGGTGAAAGTCCAGCCTTGTGCATAGCTTGCGATGACCCATTAAAGGCGAGCGAGCATGTAAAACGTTGTCGGTGTGCTTATGGCACACCATTCCAGGACATAGCTAGCCAATGGCGAGCTAGGCGTATGATGATCACTGCGTGAGAATTAAATGCTCAATGATCTCTCTTATCGGTTCGATTCCGATGTGTCCTATTTGGCTTCTAGTGCTAGAGCTTCTTTAAACTCCTTCGTGCTAGTTAGCAAGTGGAGACATGCAGCGTCAATGCGGCGTGTCTGATGTTTCTGCAAAATTCTTAATTCGTATTAAGGAACTCAGTAGTTTAATTAGAAAGAACGGTAGCAACTAAGCTAGTAATGATGGTGCAAGTCCATCCTGGGTTTTACTGTCAGTTATGGCAGTTTAATTTTATTTATCTCATTGAAAGTCTGGTAGTTTTTATCAGATTTTTTTATAATTGTTTCACGTTTTTTTACGATTTCATATGATTTCATATGATTTCATGTGAGTTAAAAAAGAATCTATTTGATTTCATATGACTTTATATGATTTAATATAGGGTGTAAAGAAAATTGTGAAACAATAAGGGGGCTGCATTATGTATAACGTATTTCAAATTGTAAATTGGTTACGAGTTAGAAATAGTGCAGATTTGAGAACTGATCCAAATGCAGAAGAATTAACACAAATGAAGGCTATGAAACTTCTGTATTATATTCAAGCTGCTAGTCTAGCTATTAATAATAAACGAATGTTTGACAATGATATTGTGGCCTGGAAATATGGTCCGGTTGTTGAAGCAGTACATAATAAATATAGAGGCTATCGAGGTATAGTTGGCGATATTAGTAATGATAAGACAGCAATAAACGATTATCGTGAATTAGAAAAAGATACTAATGCTTCTGCAATATTGAACAGTATTTATGATATTTATGGATATAGTTCTGCACATGATCTTATGAAGCAAACTCATAGTGAAAGACCATGGCAGGAGACAAAGCAGAGTAATATTATTAGTGATCAAAAAATAAAGGATTATTATAAGAATGTCTTCAAAGTGGAAAATAATTAGTTCTTATAATCCAAGAAAGCAATTTGATAATCCTAGAATAAGTAAAGCACCACAAAAAAATGAAATTAAAATTATTGGATAAAATTTATTTTTTATCCCAAAAAGATATGGTTGATTTACTTAGTCATGATGATAAATACACTGGATTGGAAAAAATAGATGAATCAGAAGTAAAAATAAGAATAAATCCAGAATTTAAAAAAGAGCGATATGATCTTTGTGAGGACGATTTCTGGGTATTTCAGTTGAATAAGATTGGCAGAGTTATTGGTAAAAAATATAAAAATATATTTTATATAATGAGTATTGATACAAAGTTTAAGCAATATGATCATGGATCATAATATTGATAGAGTCAGCAAAATAAGCTGGCTTTTTATTTTACTTAAAAGGTGGTGGTGAATTGACTGAACGAGCGAAAAAAATTAATAAAAGACACAAAAAATTTGCACAAGAATATTTAAAAGATTTTAACGCTACTAGGGCATATAAAGCTGTTTATAAGACTAAAAATGATAAAACAGCAGCAACAAATGGTGGTAAATTGCTTAGAAATGCCGAGGTTCAGAAATATCTTTCAGAAGTCATTCACAAAACCAAATTGCAAGATATTATGCAAATTGATGAAGTTTTGAGTAAATTGAGTGACATTGCAAGAGGAATACCTAGAGATAAGGTTTTTAAACGTACAATTTTTGATCATGATAAAAATGAATCAAAAATAGTGATTGATTCAGTTACTACGAGCCAGCCTGAAGATGAAGACCAATTAAAGGCACTGGAATTATTGGGACGATACTACAAGATATTCCTTGAACTTAGTAACCCTGAAATTGATAAAGCAAAATTACGTAAACTTAACGCTGATGCTCGTGTGGCTGAAGCCAGAGCTAAAGCAATGGAAGATAACGGCGCAGATGTTGAGTTGTTGCTTGATAAGATGATGGACACTTTAGCAAAGGAGGATTTAAAGCATGGCTCTAAATGATGTGCTAACTCCTAAGCAGGCTGAAGTTCTTCATACTTATTTAACAGTTCCATTTAAAATGATGATCAATGTTGGTGCTGTTCGTGCTGGTAAAACTTACATAGATAATATCTTGCTGATGTATGAACTGCGTCGTGTTGCTAATTTAGCAAAGAAACGAAATGACAAGCACCCACAATTCATTTTAGCCGGTGCTAGTTCGGGTTCGATTTATAACAATATTATTGCTGAATTATCTAGACAATTTGGTTTAGATTTAAGACCAGATAAGCACAACCATTATCATTTGTTCGGCGTTGACATTGTTCCAGTTTATACAGCTTCAATAGCTGGCTTATCTGGTGCACGTGGTTTTACTTCATATGGTGCGTATGTTAACGAAACGACTTTGGCTAACCGTGAAGTTTTTAATGAAATTCGTAACCGTTGTTCTATGGAGGAATCACATATTATTTGTGATAGTAACCCCGACATTCCGACGCACTGGTTAAAGACTGATTTCATTGATAACCATGATCCTGCTGCAGGAATCATCACGTATACTTTCACGATTGATGACAATACATTCCTTGATCCTGGTTATGTGAGATCACTAAAAGCTTCAACACCAAAAGGGATGTTTTACGACAGAGCAATAAGCGGCTTATGGGTTACTGGTGATGGTATTGTTTAT